GCTACTAACACAGAAGATATTGCTACTAACACAGAGGACATAGCAACCAACGCCGAAGATATAGCGACTAATGCCGAAGATATAGCGACTAATGCCGAAGATATAGCGACTAACACAAACGCCATTGAAGACTTATCCGATGCCATTGTACCAACAGACGTAACAGGACAGGTTATAACCATTGTAACTGCATCTGCAAACGCTAAACTAACACTTTACATAGGTACTGAGATTACAGGCGGGGCTGTGACGCTTATTCGAAACGGAGCAACAGCAAAACCATTAGTCGATATCGAAGGTGTTGCGGTCACAACTGTAGCAAAGGGCTACTGCGAGGTCTACGAAGGAACTGTAAATTTTACTATGCGCCCTAGCGGCGTAGATAGCTTACAGGGGCTTGAAAAAGCAGCAGTGTTTACTAATTTTCCACTTTCAACTCAAGCCATGATATCTCGATTCTCGTATAGTGGCGAAGGGTTTATAATGCTAGTAAAAGCACAAGCCAATATAGAGATAGCTTTAAAAATTGACGGTGTTTTTAAATTTGGTAGTACCACTACAGGGTGGTTAACGCCAGCTGTAGAAGCAAGTCTAATTGGGCCAATAAGGTTTAACACAAGATTTGAAGTATATACAGATGCCTCTGCTGATTGGGATATTGTATATAAAATCGGAAGTACTATTCGTGATAGTATACTAGCTACTAGTAGTAATGACACTGCTACTCCAACTACTGAAAGATTAAATATTACAGGCAGCGGATGGATAATCTCAATTAATAACGCAGGTGCTTTTAACCTTAATATTGATGGCGCTGGGTTAAAAAGAATAAACGTACAATCTAACTGTCCAATATTAACAAGATATGAAACAGGTTTTATTTTACAATGCGCAACAACTACTTATTGGGGATTCGTTTATATTCCAGATTAAAGTCAATGGAGGTCTAAATGGTTAAATCAAAAATAATAAAACTACGTGCGGATACTAAGCGTAAACAGACGATAGAAGCTTGCACAGCCTATTCAGGTGTTGCTATAACAGAGCACCTGATAAACACAAAACTCAACACAGATTACCGATTCAGCCAATTCTACATGTACGCAAATAGGGATAAAGCAGAGGGCTACGGAGTTGGTTACTCTATTAAAAATTACCATGAACAGATGTGGGAAACAGGTATTTGCTTGCTTGAAGATTTTAACGTCAATAAAGAAATGCCCGAACTCCGCAAGGATTTTGAAAAGCTAACTCCTGATGTGCATAAAAAAGCAAAACAATTTACATTGCCTATCAGAGTATTCCCTACACAAGACCCCGAAGAAATAATGAAATCGCTTGAGGCAGGCGTCCCGATTCATTTCCACAAAGATTTAGAAGGTATAGGTGGTCATGCTATGGTACTGTACGGATTGGATATACTACCTAATCATAGATATAATGTTTATATTTTAGATAGTCGATTCGGTGGCAATAACAACTTTATAACACTAAAAGACCAAACATTAGAGTACTTTTATAAAGGGGAGTTCTATATTTTAAAATGGGAACAAGACAAAAAGTTTGTGCAGTTCGAACTTGGTAAGTCGCATTATTGGATAGACAACGTAAAGCACGAATTACCGTACACAATTAAAGTGGAATTTGATGCTAACGGTGGTGGACACCTACAAGTACCAATGCGATTACTGTCCGAGATAACCGGTGCTGATGTATCTTGGAAATCGCCTTTTGCGCTAGTTTGTACACAACCCATTGGTAGATACTACTCAAGGCTTGAAACAATCGCTTACAGGGACAATTACGGTGACACAGAAGTGATTCAAGATTGATTAATACTGCTAAATATGGCACAATATAAGTAAAGAAATATGAAAGGAGTGAAATAATTATGGCTACACCAATTAATGGAGCACAAGTTGTTTACAATATGGATGGCACGGTAAGAAGTAACAAAAATGTGAATGTTGATCTTGATAAATACAATCAAACTGGCTCTGTAAAAGATTCTGTAATTCCTACAAATATGTGGGAAAATATTTTTAGCGAATATAAGAAACCGCCTGCTTCTTCTCAAAAACCACCAGAAAAATTACCTAATACAAATTTAACACCTACAACACCGGGTAAATTACCTACAACCACGACAACAGGACCACCAACAGACTATCAAACTTACCAAACGCAAATGACACCAAAAGAAAGAGCTGTTCCATATACAGGAGATGCGCAAATAGGTAATCCTGTTTATAACACAATAACGGTAAACGATAACACTAAATTGACTCCACAACAAGAAAATGATTATCGTATATATGCTGACAATGTAACAGATGGTAGCACTCTTACCGCTAAACAATGGATAGACCAAAACAATATAATCAATCCTGTATCTTCAGGAGTTATAGATTATTCAAAGTATCAATTTGATAACACAACGGACTATATGACTGAAATCAATAATGCTATAAGCAAGGATCCAAATGCTGATGTTTCAGCCTTGGTGCTATCTAGAGGAGCAAAAATTGCTAGTGATCCTGATTTACAAGCAAAATGGGGAGCGTCACAAAAGGAACTTGAAGCTAAGTATCTTAATCAAAACACTTCATCGGCTGTTAATGATAATGGTGGTGAAAACGGTCCTGTAAGCAACTATGACATGAATACTTACTTTACTCCCGAAGAAAATAGCTTATACGCTTCAATAGACGCTTTAACAAACAGTTTATTAGGCCTTGACCCCACGCAAACAATGAGTCGAGACGAAGCCACAGCAAGAGCAACAGCACAAATGCGACAACCGTTTGAACAGAATCTTGAAGAAACAATGAAAGCCTATGACCAAAACGCAATTCAGCGAGGAATGTTCGGACAACAACCTACGGAAAATGCAAAACGTGAAGGCATGGCGAATGTAGAAGTTGCTCAACAGTCTGCAATATACGACTTAGCTAACAATATGTATCAAGATGAATTTAATATGGGACAAACACGAGATGCACAAGCGTTAAATATTGCCAATAACCGATTAGATGCTCTTAGAAATAGCTTATTTGACCAACAAACTATCAAAGCAACAGTTGAAACAGCTAAAGACAAAGAAGCCGCTAAAATTGCTGAAGCTGAAAATGCTAAAATTATTGAAGCAAATTCTAAAACAGCAGCCGATCAAGCAGCAATTGACGCAGCATACAAGCGTTGGGAAGCTCTAGGTTATGCAGATGAAGTTGTTGCTAATACATTGGGTATATCTTTAAATACTCCATCTCAAGGAAACATGGAAACAGAAGTTAAATTCCAATACGACATAAAAACAAAAGAATATGAAAATCTATTAGCGCTTCAAAAAGCAGCTGATGAATACGGTTTTGATATTTCACTTGCAGGGTATAAGAGCGGACTTGCATTAAACGAAGCGGTTCAAAAAGCTCAACTTGACTTAGTAAAACTTGGAGAATCAGCAAATATTGATTTCCAATTGTATGAAGCAAAAGAAACTTTAGACTTAAATAATAAAAAAGAATATGAAACATTTGTAAACAGTATATTATCACCTGAAATAAAACTTGACTTATTCCAACAAGCAATTGATATGGCAGACATGGATCCTGATAAAAAGAAAATGGCTATTAGTATTCTAGAAAAGACAGCGACTTCTGAATATTCAACACTTGACCTTGAAGGAGCATTAAAAGAATACGATACATATTTTAAAGGTTCCGACATTAACAAAGTAATGGATGCGTACAATGGTCTTCTTAATGTAATAGGCAACGGTGGAAGTGTCTCTGGAGGATTAACATTACCTGAATCAGACTATGGAAACGATTATGAAATACCTGATTACATGAAAGCTCCAATAAAACCACAAATTAAATAGAATGAAAGGATGGTACATTCATGGCACGTTCTTATAACCAAACAGAAGCAAAAAAAGTTTATGATCAAGTAAATAGTGGATTCACAACAGTAGATAGATTATCTGACCAATCAAAAGGAGATTTATATCAATATCTCATTGATAACGGAAAAGCTGATATTGACAAATTTAATTCTTCGGTAAAAAGTAAATACGGTTTATCGTCTACACCAAAAGCATTAGGTATACTTGATCCGTATTCGCAATCAATTGAAAAGTTAGATACAACATTTAGACAGGAGCCTTCAACACAGGCTCCTATTTCCAATTTCAGAGAAACAGACGATGCTTATACTAAGAAATATGCAGACCAAATAGCATCTTTAAAAGATTTTTCTTTTAATCCTTCAGGACAAAGCCCACAAACTAACAATTTTGATTATAATGACGTGAGTGCAATACCTGCATATAATTATAATCAACCAACACAGTCACAACCAACAACACAGTCTAATCAATTAGGCCCAATAGATAAATTTATATCTTCTCTAGCTAGTGTCATGGGTAGTTTTAATATTGGAACTCTGCAAGCAGCTAAAGAAATACAAAAAGCAACCGAGTATATTAACCCTGTTACACATGTTAGAGCTTTACTTGACCCTGAAAAGTCTGTAGCTGATATTATTGACAAAGATACGACATTATTTAATTCTTTATTACAACAACAACAAAATGCGGTAAGGCCTTATCAAGAGCAAGCAGCAACTATTACGGGACCTGATAAGTATATATATGGCGCATTAGGCCAAGTAGCACAATTACCTTTTATGGGTGCAGGTGCTATTCCGGCAGTAACTGCTCTAAGTGGTTTTGCAGCAGGCTCAAAAGCAAATGAAATAGAGCAAGGTCAAATAGCAAGAGGAATTGACCCTAATTCTTTAGGAGCAACCGCAACAAGACTAGGTGGTGCTGCTTTAAGTGGTTCAATGGAAGCTGTTACTGAAATAGGTCCAATGGCTACATTTTTTGACATTATGGGTGGTAAGATTACGTCTGACACAATATTGAAAGAATTAAATCAAGAGTTCCTTGGAGAAGGTTTGTCCGAAGCAATGAGTCCATATATTGACAAAGCTGTATTTAGCGATACAGAATTGCCAACAATAAAACAACAACTTGTAGATTTTGTAGATGCTGGATTTACCGGAGCTATGTCAGCTGTATTAATGATGGGCGTTGGAATGGGAATACAAAGCGCAAGCCAAGCGTTAAACAACCCTACAACTCAAAATGTTGATAAAGCTTTACAAGATGTCGAGAATCAGATAAAAATCGATTTAAACGCAGATGGCGAAGCAACACAGGGCAATATGATAACACCAACGCTTAAACTAGACGGACAAATTGACAATACTATACCTATTGTTCCATTGACATCTGCAAAAACACAAAAAGATTTCTTTACCGAGCAAGCAGCAATGGTCGAACCTGAAGTTGTCCCCCAAGCTGAAATTAATCCTAATCTTGAAAAATATAAAATAGATCTTGCAAGAAAAGAAAGACTTCTTGATGAAGCGAATGCAAACAAGTTTGAAGCTGAAATTAATCCTAATTTTGATAAGATAGCTACGCCTACACCAAAACAAGAAACTTCAACTGCACCCACAGTTCAAAAAAACGAAAATATTAAAACAACTCCAACAATTGAATTAATTCAAAATACAGAAGAAAGTTTAACCTCTCAGTTATCATCAGATGTTGTTAAAAAATTAAAAGATACAAAAATAGTAGATAAACAAGGTAACCCACAAGTTGTATATCATGGAACTCCAACTAATTTTGAAGGAGAATTTACTTTATCAACTGCGCCTAGATGGGGAATAGGAATATATTTTTCAGATTCAAAAAATGCAATAATAAATGAATTTGCTGACGGAAAAGATGGAAATGTTATTCCTGTGTTGCTTGATATTAAAAATCCATTTACAGGAAGTTACCCAGGAGATCAAGTTATTCAAGATACGAATGCTTACAGAAGTGCTTTATCTAAAGCAAATAACGGTATAGATATTGAAATATTGGACGAAAACTATTTTGATAATAATCCAGATGCTAATTATTTAGACCCTAATGACTTATGGAGCGAAGATGGTAATTTTGCAAATGATGTTATTCAGGAACTTGGCTATGATGGTATTGTTGCAAAAGGCTCAAACTCTATTGACGGAAATGAAATTGTTGTATTTAAACCATCGCAAGTTATCCGTATGGACCAAGCAGCACAAACTGAAAGTAAAGATCAACAAAAAAAGGAAATTGTAGTACCAGAAACACCAATAAAAGGAACTGTAGATCAGGAAGAAAAATTACTTCCTTACTTTGATTACAAAAAACAATATGAATCAATGTTAAGAAATACAGAACTCAGTAAAACAGAAAAAAATCAAAAACTTATTCAATTAGAAAAACAGATGAAAAAATCATTTCCTGAAGTTGCAAAAGACATAAGCAGTAAAACAATAGATTTGTTACCTTGGGCTACATACATACTTGATAATAAAAACACTTTAGACAAAAAAGAAATGACTCCTATACTACAAGATTTTATCATTGAATTAGGAGACCAAGACTACGCTCAGTTTGACCAAGGAGATTTACAAGACATAGACGTTGATCGAGATGTGATGATGGAAATATTAACAGAAACCGCAAGAAAAGAAATTGGCCATTATGCAGACTCAAAAGCTGTAAAAGCTCAATTTAATGATATTCTTGACGCAATGATGGAAGTTATCCAAGCAAAAACACCAATAAAGGCAGATGCAAAAGTTATTGCTTTACCAAATGCAAATCAAGACAACTCCAAAGATGTAACTGAATTAAAAACAGGCAAACCAGTGGAACTAACTATGTACCAAGGCAAGGGAAAAACTGCATCTGAAATATATAGATCAATTAAATATCCTATACTCGGCGAAGGTTCTTATTTTGCATTTGATAAAAAATCGGCCTCTAATTATGGTGATAACATTACTGAAAGTAAAGTTACTTTAGAAAACCCATATGTTATTAATGACGATGTTGATTGGAAAAAACTTACAATTGATGCAGGGTGGAAGTACTCAAACCCTACTTATTTAGAAAAAGATACCGTTATAGCTGATATAAAAAAACTAAAATATATAATTTTAGCAAAAGGATATGACGGAGTTATTGTTTCTTATGAGAACAATTCTATCGATGCTGACATAAATAGAAAAACTAACAATACTGTTAAAACATTAAGAAACGTATTTGGCCATGATCAAATTGTTAGTTATAGAAATATATCTACTGTGGCCATAGATAGCAATCAAAAAAGTAAAAACGCAAAGTATACAAAAAAAGAAGCTCAAGCAAAATGGAATGAATTAACAGAAAAGTATAAAGGTAGATTTGATCTTGTAAATAACATAGATTTAAAATATGAATCTCAATACAACACAATGGACCAAATTAAAGACCAGATTAAAAAGTTTTATTCAACTGTTGAAGATTTAAACAATGGAGCGTCTGTCATTGAAGAAACATACGGACAAAACTTAGATAAAAAAGGAATAGGCATATATAGAAAGTTCTTTTTAGACGAATTAGTTGATACCGGTAAAGTAAAGCTTATTGGTCAAACAATAACATCACACAGAGAGCTTGCTACCCTTATGCAGATATTTAGAAATCCTAAGTATGAAACAGCATTTATTATAGGCGTTAAGAATGGTAAAGTGACGTATAATCGTGCTGTATCTTCTAGGTTGCCAAATTGTGCTGTTGTTTTTGCGTCTCAGCAAGAAGCTATAGATTTATCTGATGATATAAATAGAATTGACTTTGATGATGTTTACATGGTACATAATCATCCTTCAGGAAATCCAACTCCTTCAATTGATGATATTCGCATATCTGAATCGTTTGCTTCTCATGTCAAAAACTATAAAGGTCATGTAATAATTAATTCAGGTAAATACTTCTTTATACCAAGAACAATGACAGAATCATTAAATTGGAGATCTAAATCTCTTATGCATAATTTAGATTTAGGAAAAGATAAGCTTCTTGCTTTTCAAACAAATGCATTACAAAAAGACACAGCAGGAAAAGAAATTGCGAAATATGTTAAAGGGCAACAATTAGATGATAATAAAATATCTGTTGTTTATTTATCCACAAAGTTAACAATTAAAGCAATTGAAACAATTAGCGCAAACGATTTAAAGTCAATTTCAAAAAAATATTTAGACAACATGCAAAATAAAATGTTGGGTTATGGCGCATATAGAGTTGTGCTAGTATCTACACCTGTAAACGAAGATTTACTTAAAGTAAGCACACAGGCTATAAAGCAATTAGATAATTTTATTATACAAAATGATGGTTCATTAAAATCGATTAACGGTATGCCGAGCGGTTCATTAGTTGATTCTGTACCACCAAAAGCAAATAAGATAAAATTAGGCGAAGAAAAACCTGAAAATTTACAAGACTTTATGCTTTATAACCATGATGTAGATTTACAAGAGCTTAAAGATATTCTTGGAATTAAATCGGAAAATAAGAAATCTATGGAAGTTGATGCAGTTAAAGTTCCAGAGCAACCAAAACCATTATTGAATTACAATTTAGAAGCAAAGGATGGATTTGCAGGCATAGAAAAAGACTTTATTGAATTAAGAAAAGGCGATATGCCGTTTAATAAAATGAATGAGTATATTGACTTTGTTGTAAATAATGAAAAGTCTATTGTGGACCTAGCAAACAAAAGAACAAAGGCGCAACTTGCAAAATATGTAAGTCCATTTAATGTAAATGATTTTAATAAAGCACAATATGTTCAATCTGCTTATCAAGAACAATTAAACAATATTATATTTACATTAAGCGATTCAAAAACTATTTCAACAAGCGGGTTTAATCATGAAAACAAGCTTAATCAATTAAGAGATCAAGTAAAAAAACTTCAAGAGGGATTGACAAAAGATAAGTACCAATCTATTGTTGACAAAATTAAACAAGAAGCTATTGATAAAAAAACAGCTTCAATGGAAAAGAAGAATAGAATAGATAATCCTGAAACATTAGATGATTATATTCTAGCTTCGAAATCAAGAGTTTTAACCACAGAAGAAAGAAGAAAACTTGATGATCTTAAATTAGCAGCAAAACAGTCACTTCCTGAAGCTAAAGCAATGGATAAGGTTGCAGTCAGCGCAGATGTAATAGGCAAACTTGTTGAAGGAACACATACAAAAACAGGAAACAAGCTTTTTGAGTTTGAACTAACAGACAGGATTGAAAAGAATGAGTGGTCTAAAATTCTTGAAGTAGTAAAAAAAGAAGGTGGATCATATTGGAAAGGTAAATTCTTCTTTCCTACTGAATCAATTGACGTAGCTACTCAAAAATATAACAATGTAATAAATACACTTAAAGGTAACATGACGGAAACTGTTGATAACATTGTTGATAAGTCCACAAGCAATGCTGATAGACTTAGAACAGTAGCTAGCAATATGCAAAAAGCTATTGATGAAAAGTACGCCGGCAGACAAACCAATACCAATAGACGTGCAGCAATGGCAGCAAGTGCACAAATGGATGGTGACCGAATGAAAAGAACCCAAGCTGTTCTCAATCAAATAGCCGATGCCTTAGATAGCGGAGAATTAAAGTTCTTGTCTAAGATTAATTCAAAAGCGCAAATTGAATCACTAGACGGTCGTATGAGCAGGGCAAAGCATGATTATATAAATGACGTCACAAAAGGCTATCAGGATGCTTATATGAGCGAATTAAAGCGCAGAGAGCTAAAAGGAGAACCTGTTACTATTGACGGAATAGATTTTGCTAAAGTAAGAACGCTTTATAAAGAGCATGTAATAAAAATGCTTGAAGAAGGAACTAAAATTAAAGGAATGATTCAAAAAAGTAATTCTGCGTTAAATTCAGCAAAAAGACACCAAGATGATCTTCCTGTTTACAAGTTTGAAGAAATATTGAATGAGCTTATAAGTAAAGGTGTTAATGACTTTGGAAGTGTTAAAAGTACTATTCAAGACTTTAACCGATTAAAAAAACTAGGAATTGAAACTGACGGAGATTTAAGAGCTGCACTAAGAGAATACTTACCTTTCTTTAACAGTACTAAGATAAGCAAAGAGACTCAAATAGAGCGAAATATTAAGCAAAGAGAATCCGAGTTCACCCGACAAAAGATTGAAGGATTTTTCCCTACTCCTGAAAATATTGTTGACAACATGATTGAAATTGCAGACATCAAAGAAGGTGAAAAAATTCTTGAACCAAGCGCAGGTGTTGGACACATAGCTGACAAGATTTCAAAAGGTACACTTGATGTAGTTGAGTATAATAATTCAATGGCGCAATTGCTAAAAGACAAAGGGCATAATGTTGTAGGAAATAATGCTTTAGAAGTAAAAACTCAATACAATAAAATTATCATGAACCCACCTTTCGAGAATAGCCAAGATATAGAGCATGTTATGTATGCTTATGAAAACAATCTTTTACCTGGTGGCAGACTTGTTGCGATTATGAGCGAAGGTCCTTTCTTTAGAAGCGATAAAAAAGCAACAGCATTTAGAGAATGGCTTGACGGACTAGATCAAACAAATGAACAATTACCAGATGGAACATTTAAAGAAAGTGACCGAAAGACAGGAGTCAATACAAGGATAGTAGTTATAAGTAAACCCGTAATCAACGATATTGACTCTATTAAAGCGTCTAATCCAAAGGTCAATACAAATGATATAGCTACAGGAGCAAAAGCTTCTAATGAGCTGATTAGAGCGTCACATGGCAAAGCGAAAAGCAACCCACTTGAAGCAAGGCATAGTTTACCTGCATTAACAGCAGCAATAGAAAATAACACATTAGAAATTGACAATTTAATTATTCCAAACGCTACAGCATCCGGATATACATACGACATGAAAGAATTTATTGTTAACTCAATTGCTAATCGAGACATGGATGCGCAGACAATTGTAATGAAAATACCTGATGACGGAACGATGACATTGTTAAATTCTCCAACAGTTATAGCAGAAACGCTTCATGCTTTAGGAATTAAAGTTAAAATGGCAGAAATACCAAAGAACATTGCAAGTTATGTAAAAAACAGCTCTATTGTAGTAACTAACTTTGAAGGATACAAATATATAACTACAGAAGGAAATAGTGGTATGTTTATAACTCCAAATGAATTTAAACAACTTACAAACTACATTGAACAAGTATCATCTATTGATCCAACAACAAAGTTGAAAATAGAAAAATCAGTTGATTCAATTGCTCAATTAAATAAGTTCATGAGTGATGAATATGTTCCGGTAAGTAATTTTATTGACTTAGTAGGAGAAAAAAATGCACGTAATAAATATACTGTAGTTTCAGGCCAAGGAATTACTCGTATGTATAACACAAAACTACTTCAACCTTTTAACGGAGAATATACAGCATACCAGGCTATTAATGAACCGATGATAATATTTAAAGATTCAAATGGTCTTTTAGTAGGCGCAACTTTTCCTGTTAAACCAAGCCCTAGTTCAATGTATGAATTAAAAGGAAATTTTGATATTTCATTAAAACCAAAAGCATTAACTAAACCTTCATCGCTAAAATGGATGCCGACTAACGAAGATTTATTGCTTGCGGATATTAATGACGGAAAGCCAAGCAACGGACCTAAAGCAGCAGCTACATATGTTCAAAAACTTTATCCAATGCAAGGAGTGGGGAAAGGTGAAAAAGCTAGATTAAGTGACGCACAAAAATTAATTGATAAGTTTTTAGAAGTTCCTGTAAAAGAAGGCAACTTTAGACAACATGCATTAGGTATTTTTAAATCCTCTGGAATCATAAGAGTAAAAAACGCAAAACAAATGGATGTATTAATGCATGAAGTCGGCCATTGGTTTGATCAGCATTTTGACTTGACCAATAAAATAACAGCTAATCCATTAATAGCCGGTGAGTTATACAATGCCGGTAAGCCTGTAAGCAGAAAAACGTATACAAAAAAAGAAGTTATACAAGAAGGTATAGCAGAGTTCTTCAGTACTTATCTTCAAAGTAAGGAACTTGCTCAACAGAACTTTATCTATACTTACAATGCAATTGAAGATGTAATTAAAACAGATAAAGTTACTAAAGAACTAACAAGTGCATTAAATGAATTAATGGATCAATACATGAAAATGAATTCAAGCGAAAGAGTTCTTTCAAATGTACAATTAAGACCACGCAGACATGAAATAACTAAACCTGAGGAAATTATCAGCACCTTGTACACTGCAATGGTTGACATTAATCACCCTATCTATAATTTTGTTAGAGATGTAGTAGGCAAAGTTAATCCTTCTAGTGACCCAATGACTAAAAAAAGACTGGCGGTTACAAGCGGTATTGGTAAAACCACAACAGCTATGGAACGTGGTTTGATTGATCCAAAAACAGGAAACTTTTTAACAAAAGGTTTGTATGAAATAATTGCTCCTGTAAGAGAATCAAAAATGTTTAATGAATTTATGGCTTACGCAGTATCAATGAGAGCTAACGAATTGACTGAACGAGGTATTGAAACAGGAATTGACATCAAGGACGTTAATGCAACAATATCAAAATATAAAAATGATGTTCAATTCAATAAAACACTTAAGGAGATTTATAAATACAATGACACTTTATTAAAGATTGCTTCTATGAATGATTTGATTACGCCTGAAGCTTATGAACAAATAAAAGAAGTCAACAGATATTACATGCCATTTAACAGAGTTATTAATAGTGCTGCAAGCGGAAAAAGATCAAAAGCCGGTAATCCAATTATGAAAATAAAAGGAAGTTATCTTGATATTATTAACCCGATTGAAAGCATTGTAAGAAACACATATTCTATTTATAATGCCATCGATGTAAATGAAGCAAATAAAACCTTGTTTAATTATCACAATGCAGACGGAGCAGGGAAGTATTTTGATAAAATACCGCCACCAATAAAAGCAATTGAAATAGAAGGCGACACATTAGCAGAGCTAATTAAAAAGAATTACGACATTGATATATCTAATGAAGTTGACAAAGTAACACTATTCCAACCTAATATGTATCCAAACAAAGACAATGTAATCACTGTTCTAAACAAGGGAAAACGAGAGTTTTATGAGATACATAACAAGGATATGCTGAGAGTGTTTACTCAAGCGGATTATCCGCAATTAAAAATCATTGGTAAAATACTAGGATTTCCTGCAAGAGTTTTAAGAGCAGGAGCAACAGAGTTTAGTGACGCTTTTGTACTTAGAAACTTTATTAAAGATACCGTTGCTGCATCTGTTTTTTCTCAAAGTAACTTTATACCATTTGTTCACAGTGTTAGAGGTATTTACGAAGAAATGGGCAAAACTGATCTTTATTACAAAGCGTTATCGGCGGGAGCAATCAACAATACAGCTTCTGCAATCGACAGAGACTATATTAAAAAAGACACTCGAAAGCTTTACGAAAAAGATTTTGCAGATAACGTGCTTGGTGTTATTAGTAGGCCATTAGACGCTTTACGTGGACTTAATGAAGCGGTAGAAAGTTCAACAAGACTTGGAGAATTTAGACAATCTTACAATAAGAACATACAAAAAGGAATGTCTGAACACAACGCAATACTTCAAGCAGCTCTTGACAGTAGAGATTTAATGGACTTTATGAGAGCAGGTTACATTGGAAGAGAAATAAACAAATTAATACCTTTCTTTAACGCAAGCATTCAAGGTGTTGACAAGTTTGCAAGAAGTGCAGTAACTAATCCAGTAAACATGTTAGTCAAAGGAGGTATGCTTGCAGCATTTTCAGCGATGCTTTACTTAATGAATAGTGATGACGAGCGATATAATAGGCTAGACCGCTATACAAAAGACATGTACTGGATTGCATTTATTGGAGATGAAATTGTTAAGATACCAAAACCACAAGAATTAGGGCTATTCTTTGGGTCAGGAACAGAAAGAATGGTTGAGTATTTAAAAGAAAATGACCCAAAAGCTTTTAAAGGTTACAAAGAAAGAGTTATTGAAATGTTACTTCCTGAGTTTATTCCACAAGTTTACAAAGTACATTCTGAACTTGCTTCAGGATACTCAATGTTTTACAAAGGTTCAATAGTTCCTCTTTCAGAAAGTAGCAGACCTAAATATTTACAGTACGGAACTACAACATCAGAGTTTGCAAAAGAGTATGGAAGGACATTTAATGAAAGCCCTAGAATGGTTGACTATGCAATTACGCAATCATTGGGTACAGCAGGAAGATTTTTGCTTAACTCAATTGACTCTATTATTTTAGCAACAGGCAAAGGAGAAAAAATAGAAGATCCGGCAAAAACATTATTAGGTAATATGCCATTTGTTCGAGGTTTAATTGCAAGTCCATATACCGGTAGTGTATATGTAGAGGATTTCTATGAATATACAAATGAAGTAAAAGTTAAAGCTGCTGAGTATAGAGAATTAGACCAAGAATATCCGGCAGACTTTGCAAAAAATTATACTTATATAAAAAAAATGTACAAAACTATGACAAAACTAAATGGAGTTAATAAAGCAATTAAAGAATCAACATTAAGTGGTGATGAAAAGAAAGCTCTTTTAGTTGATATCCAAATGCTTCAAGACTCTGTTGCAATTAAAACAATGAACGGAGAACTGTTAACATCTGAAGAACTACAGCTAATTGCAAAATATGACGCATTATACGAACAAGACTAATGAAAGGGAGGTAAATAATATGCCTATTGAAACAGTTGCTACAGTACTTGCTATCATAGGAACAATAGGAGGGTTTCTATCATTTATCGCAACAAAAATTTCTAAAGCATGGGACCGTAAATCTAAGGCAATTGAAGAAAAGACAAAAGCTGAAATGCAAATGTCAGCAACGCTTGAAAATATTATTACGTCAAATGCTGAATTAAAAAAGTTTATGGGAACTATTGAAAATGATACGGACGCAAACAAATCAGACATTAAAGAGTTGATAACAAATCAAAAAGAGCAGCGCAAAGATATTGACACAAACACAGCAGACATAAAAGAATTAAGAACTTTTATCCATTCAGAAACAAGACAGATAAGAGAGCGTTGCGACCGTATACATAAGGTGGTGTAATATGCGTAAAATATGTATTGCACTTGTGGTTGTATCTTTAATTGTTTTAATTGTTAATGAGCAAGAAAAAACACCTATTCAAGAAGCTACATATGAACAGTTATTAGAAATTGACAATATTGGTCCTGTGATTGCAAAAAGAATTATGGAATATAAAGATAACTGTTCTTGTTTATCTGACCTATTGTTTGACAGTAGATTAAACAAAGGTGTAAAATATGTAGGTAAAGAGCGATTAAAGGAACTTAAAAAACGGTTTAGATAAGGAGTGAGTAAATGAATGATTTTGTGAATATTGATTATGTACTAAGTTTTCCAGGAATGATATTTATTTGTTGGCTATTTGTTCAAGCATTTAAAAACTTGATTGACAGAACCATACCTGACAATGAAACTATGTGGGTTGTATTAATTGTCGCAATAATTCTAGTGGCAGTTAAAACACTCGTACAAGCAAAGGAAATTTTATCATTTCAAAGTATATTGATCAGCATTTTATTATGGATTATTAATTCAGTAGTTGTATGGTTTGCAACATTGAAAGCACATGAATTAATTGTAGAACCAATAACGAAAAAATAACATTTTAACGAGGGCTGCGAAAAGTGGCCCTCGTATTGTAAGAAAGGAGAATATATGTTTTTATTAAATAGCATACAAAGAGGTTTAGGGTTTATACCACCAGAAGGTAACATAGCGTCTGAGAAAGATATTGAACCAGCTCTTAACTTTATGAAAGAAAATGATTTATTCACAAGGCATAGCAAAAGCTTCTATTAGGACAACAGAAGATACAGAAGTTAAAGTAAGGATAATAACAGCAACTGGAACCGCTACATTAAGTTATGTTGGGTCATGGGCAGAAATTCAAGAAACTTCTCAGGCATTTATAGACTACACAAGCGACAGTGTAGAAGTTCAAATTAGACTAGCCTCAACAGGTGTAGTTGCTTATGAAAGTGATTTGACATCGGGCAAAGAAGTTAATGTAACTCCGGCGTTAGACGCAGCAACGGAATATGAAGTAAGAGCAAGGCATTTAACTGATGAACCAATGGAACAATATACACGATGGAGTGCATGGCAAGCATTTACAACAATAGCAGAGTAATTTAGTTGCAGAATCTAATAACAAGTAAAATAAAGGAGATTGATATTATGGTAAATGTAGAAAACAAAGACAAAAAAGTGCGTTATAATTGTTTAACAACTGACTTAGTTGGTGGATTCCCTCCACTAATAGATAAACATGGAGGAACTATTAACAATGGATCAATCATGAAAGTAAGGGATGATGTTACAAAAGAGTTTACTGACTTTTTCCAGATGACGGACGGAGAATGGATTAAAATTTAAGGAGGTATTTTATGGATGAATTAATTTACAAACTAAGATCAGACATTAAAAATTTAACTACACAATCGGAACAGATTGCGCAACAAGTTACAAATTTAAATGACTTTGTCGGACTATCTGACGTGCTCGGAATCGGTTGGAATCCTACATCGGATACTTACCGTAGATTAGGACAAGCTATCAACAAAACATTTGGAGTTAATGGTGCAGTCAATGACTTTGCAGTAATCGCTCCATACTCTCAACGTAGAGTTTGCAATCTAGCAGACGATGGAGTAACGGTCAACGCCTACTTTGGTGACGGTAACTATGTTGAAAATGGCACGAATGGACAGGTCATGACAGAACATGTGCCTTTTTGGTACAAAGCTTATGTAGAAGATAACGAGATTATAACGTTAATATCTCCTACCGTTAAAACAGATACAGGATGGTCTTTGCATCCTTGGTTTATTGACGATGTGACAGGCTTACCAGTTAAAAGATATTTTAGCACATATGAAGGTTGTTTGTGGGATTCTTCTGCAAGTGCTTATATTTTAAATGATGCACAAGTTGCAGACTTTACAGTGGGGACAGGAGATAAGCTTAGTTCAATTACTGGAGCAAAACCGATTAGTGGACATACTCAGAACTTGACTCGTTCAAATGCTAGAAAATTAGCTAACAACAGAGGTACAAGATGGCAACAACAGCACAATAATGCCGTAGCAGCAATACAAATGATGATGTTAATTGAGATAGGTGATTACAAGTCTCAGGAGCGTGTAGGTCAAGGTGTAGTAAGTCTAACCGATGATGGTTCAACTAATATGGCAATAGCAACAGGCGATACATCAGCTCTTGGCAATGGCAGTGGATGGGTACTGAATAACGGTCAACGCTCTGTTAGATATGGTGGAATTGAAAATTTCTGGGGCAATATTTGGAAATGGGTCGATGGTGTAAATGTAACAGATTCCAGCATCTTCGTAAGTAGAAAAAACAGCGGTTTTGTTGATGATATATTTACAGGAGATTACCAATATATCGGAGAGCCTATAGCGAGTGCAAGTGGGTATGTTTCTAACCTCGTGGTTAACACCACGAACAATTACACGAGTTTTCCAAAGCAGACGACAGGGTCGTCTAGCACGAAAATAGGCGATTACCTATATCGCTCAACAGGTGTTCGCGGGGCTCTTTTGGGCGGTGATTGGTATGGTGGGGCGTTTGCGGGGGCTCGGTGTTGGGCTCTCGGTAGTTCGTCGGGCAATCGGAGTCGGGATATCGGCTCTAGAATTGTAGCTTAATTTTAAATTAAAATTTTTGTGCCTAGTAAATCTAGCAAGCATATAGAAAAGAGGATATTATATGGATAAAATAAGTATTACAATTAGAAACGCATATAATCCATACGACAACTACTATAGACAAGAAGATATTAATCCTAAAGTATATGGTGGAAATTGGATTAATAATGCACTCGAAACAACATTTAAAAATAACACTATTGTTTACAAAAAATAATTTCAATAGGAGGTAAAAATGAAAACACAATCAACAATAACACCTGATAAAATATGGATTCGTGGACTAAATAACGGTATACGAACCATAAATTTAACTAAAAATGTTGTTAAAATCAAAAAAGAAGAACAAGACATTTTTGAATATGACGAAATAACCGTTGTTATTCAAGAACGAGACAACATCGAAAAATATGTGTTGGATAACTTTGAGGCGTTATTTACTCTAGGGCAAGCTCAATTCGCTAATAAAAAATATGAAGAATTCAGTAATGAGTGTGCGAGTAAAATATTAAGTGGATTTGTATCGAATTGTTTAGGTGAAGATAAGGTTTTTGATAGTGGTATGGGAAATCAAGCCACTATTCAAGGGTTAGTATTGACTGCATTGTTAAACAAAAGTGGTTTAATGCCTAAGCAAGAGATATTAGAGCATAAGACAATTAATGATGTAGGTTGCTATCCCTTCACAAATGACCAAATTATTAAACTAGGGTTAGACTTAAAAGCACATATTACCGCTTGCAAAAAAGAAGCAGAATTAAAAATGTCTGAATTGTTTAAGTAGGTGATTAAATGACTTGGATAATTAAATTTATCTTAGGAGGTTTAATCTACATGGGCATAGAGGTTTTGTATGACAATACATCAGACCGTAGCATGGGCTTAGTAGGTGGTTTAGCGTTTGTATTGTGCAGTTTGATATTAACGCTAAATTTACCATATCTAGTTAACTGTTTTATATTTGCCTGTCTGATTACTGTTTTGGAGTTTATAGCAGGCAAGATATTTAATAAATATTACCAGATATGGGACTACCGTAAAATACCATTTAACCTACAAGGTCAAGCATGCTTACCATTTTGGTTAATATGGTTTGCGATAATTAGTCCATTTATTATATGGATGGATAAGATTTTATAAGTTCCCAATAGGTTATAATTGCGAAGTAACAAAGTTTTAAAATACCAACAATCAACAAGAAAGGAGCAATTGGATTGTTTAAATTTGATAGCAAAATAAAAGAATTAGGGTTTACTCCACCAGAAGGAGATATAATTGGTAAAAAAAACATGGGAGCCGTGTTGGAAGAAAATAATCAAGGTGATCAATTATATTATAATTCAATAACAAAAGAATGGAATGCTATTGATTCAGGATTTAACGCACTTTCTTTATGGGATGATATACCAATTATACCTTCTGTGTTCCGTGCAGGTGTATCTGCCCCAGACTTAATTGATTTTATTGGATCCGCTACAAAAATATATGGATTTAATGGTGGTTCTACCGCAGAATATTTAGACGGTTGTTTTGAACTTCTTCATGGATACGCTGAATCTACAGACTTAAGACCTCATATACATTGGTGCCCTACAACATCAGCTGCCGGAAACATTAAGTGGCAAATGAGATATGAAATTAAAAATACAAATGAGACATTTACCGGAACTAATACAATTACTGTAGCAATTGATAACACAGAAGAAACAGCATGGAAAAGTCTTGTTGTAGAATTTGATGTTATTCCAGGATCCGAATTATCTATAGGGGCTCAATGTATATTTACTTTATTTAGAGATCCAACAGACGAAGAAGATACTTATCCTGATGACGCAGGGCTAATTACTTTTGGAATACATTATCAAATAAATAGCGATGGAAGCAGATCGGTAATGGCAAAATAAGAAAGGAGTAAAAATTGAGTAATTATAATAACACTGAGTTTTATACTATATGGCCATGCAAAAGTCACGCTATAACTTCACCGTATGGTCCTCGCGAACTAGGCGATGGTTTTCATGATGGCATAGATATTGCTCCGGAGAAGTTTAGAGTTGATGGTGATACTATTTTTGCAACACATGATTCAACTGCAGCTCTTGTAGATGTAAGCACAACTTACGGTAATCGCATTGTTTTAGACGATAAAAACTTAGATTACAGCACAGTTTATGGCCATTTAAGCAAGGTAATTATAAAAGAAGGACAATCTATCAAGTGCGGTGACATAATTGGCTATATGGGCAACACAGGAGCGTCAACAGGTACTCATTTGCATTATGAAATAAGAACAAAACGATATAAAGGCAATGAGTCAAATTACTGGAATTCACACGATGGAGAATTTTATTCTTCAGAAGATCCAATGCAATTTATTGTTGATATCGACTTAAGCGTAATTCCTATGTGGGGAAGAATGGCATGGGCATGGATGTACAAGGAAGGTTTGAACGATGGAATTGGTTTTTCTAATTCAACACTAGAGGGACAAATTGCTGTTTTTATGAAAAGATACTATGACAAATACACAAAAATCAAATATTGAGAGGAGTAATGAATAATGAAAGAAACATTAAGACCTGTAAGAATTTTAACGTCATTAGGAGCAGTACAAACAAGCGTAGAGGGAACTGATTTACTGGCAGCGTTTATGGCAGCCAATAAATTTAATCATACAAGCGCAATTTCATTTACTGCAAAATCAGATATTGAATTAACGATTAATGGAGATTATGCTTTTATGCCTAACGGCGCATCTTTTTCATGGGATAAAAATAGCCCTTGTTATTCTCTTGTTACAAATAATGACGATGAATTATTTTATTTTTGGTCCGAATTTTAGTATTGCTTTAATTTAAGAAAGCATATATACTAAAAGTACATTGTTTTTCTTCCTGCATATTTCTTCTTCTTAAAAAGAGTATCTTTAATTAGGTGCTCTTTTTATTTTGCTTATTGACTATGTATGCTTATGTGTGCTATTATTATGCACATAAAGGAGTTGATATCATGATAAGAAAACGCTTTGTAACAACATTAGACCCGAAAATTATTGATTTAGCAAAAAAAGAAGCAATAAAACGTGGATGGCCGGTTAATTTATTACTAGAAGAACTAATTAAAAACATTAAATCAAAGAAGGAGTAAATATTATGAAAGAACTTGTGGTACAGAAAAACAATGTAGCTTTTATGGGGCAAACAGGAATGATCAGAAAAACTAAAGATGGATATATTCAACGAATAGAACATAATGTTGAGTTGTCATATCGAGCAAGTCATTTTTGGAAACTAGAAACAAAAAAGAAAAATGCGAAAAATGATTGGGTTGTTGAAACTAGCTATAAATTAACAGCTGAAGGATATGAGTTTTTAAATAAGTTTGCCGGGCTAAAAATGTTAGTCGAGCCTACTTTCAATCTTAACGGCCAAGAATTTACTAATCCGGCTATAATATTAGATTCAACAAATCGTAAAGAAGCGGTGTATTACAAAATCACACTCTATGGTTATGGCCCTGACGGTACGCTCCATTTTTCACCAACTTTAATTCATTACAATGCAACAGATGAATTGATCAGCAGTATTATTTCAAAAATTAGTTATCAAAAAGAAGAAGAAAAAATGGGTCATATGTGTCCCAAAGATGCATTCCCTGAATTTAAAAAGAAATATCCCTATGCTATTTTTGTTCCAACAGACGAAATAGGAGATATGATTCTAGGTATTGCAGTTGATGTTACTCATCCGGATTTTTTAAAACTTAGAGGTGTGCATCAGGAAAAAATAAATAACCTTGAGAAGAAAATCCAAACTGTAGCTAAAAGAAATGCCTTCAGGAAACACCCTGCAACAGCAATTTACTCAGTTAATCCTGAAAGAAAATATAATACAAAAGGAGAATTTGTTGATTTAGTCCATTATGAAAAAATTGTACAGTGGGTTGACGTTGATGTCGAACGAGAAGAAGCAGAAATTGCAACTTATTTAAAAACTCAAATGGTTGAACCTGAAAAATTTAATCAAATTGATCCAGACCTTGAAGATTACCAAGAGAATACAACAGACGAAACTGTTGTAGAAATAAACGCTTTTGACGACGAAGAAATTATAGTTGATGACGCAGAAGAAATAAAATTACTTGTTGCATGGATAAAAAAAGGCTGCCAACGCATTGGAAGGAAGTTGCCGGAACTTGAATCACTTACAATTATACAATTAGAAGAAATTAAAGCTTCTATTGAGAAAGAAGAGGACAATGTATGATATTAGAACTTAAAAACTTTATGGGTTACACCGGAGAAATAGATTTAGAAGATTATACTATATGCTTTGGACCTAACGGTTCTGGAAAAAGTAGAGTACGTAAAGCGTTAGAATTTGTTTATACAGGATCCATTGGAAGCAAAAACCTTCCTGGAGCTATATTTTTAGAATATGCATCTTCAGATAGTTTTATGAAAGTTACTTTAACATTAGGCCCAACAACAATTACAAGAGGGATACGCTACGATCTTAAAAAAGGTTCATATTCCTCTGACGCTGAGTATATTGTTGGTAAACGTGCTATTGCTTCGGGGAAAAAAGAAGTTGATTTAAAATTAAAAGAAGAAAATGTGTTTGCTCCTATAGTATTTTCTTATAATGACTTATTGTTAATGAAATCAACTGACCGCAGAAAGTTCATCCTTGACATGGTAGGATTTAACGAACCAACAAAACAAGAAATAATCAATAAACTTATTGAAGCTGAAGCTTATAATGATGAATGCGACATTCCAAGTTCGCTTGATGCAGCTATTGATTATGCAGTAAAAGAACGCACATATTACGAAAGAGAAAAAAAGAAATTTAAAGGCGCTGTAGCTTCTCTAAATGAACTGAAATCGGAAATGCTTGGAAACACAAAAAATATTGGCAAGCTAGAGCAAGAAAAGCAAGAGGTAGTATTAGCGCTTCAGCAATGTGCTGTTGCTCTTGAAAAAGCAAATAACGCAATAGCAGCAGCAGAAAAGAAACAAAGTGCAATAGTTAGAAAAAAAGAAGAGTTAAAAGTTATTAAAGAGACTGACTACACAAATGAACTTTTTGAATTACAGAAAGATATGGAAGTAGTTCGAAAAGGAATAAAGAAAGTCCCATTAATTAAAGACTACGCTAAAGAATTTGAAGAAATAGATAAGCTCATTTCTGAAAATGAAGAAAAACAAGAAGTAGTTACAAAAGAACAAGTAAAATTAATGTCAGAAAGAAACAAAATAGAATATGAAATACAATCTATCAATTCACGCATTATCGAAATAAGCGAATTTGAAGGAACTTGTCCTGTGTTTGGATATAAATGTACCCAAGATGGATTAAAAGACGTTACAGAGATAAATACGAAGCTACAAGAGTATTCTAAGAGATTGGAAACAACGAACAAAAATGATTTTAGTTTTGATATTGAATCTCTTAAAGCCACAAAAAAAGAATTACTTGAAAAAAGACACCAGTTATATGACAAAAAAGTACAAAGCATAAATGAAGCAAATACAATTACTCTTGCTAATTCAATAATTGAAAAAGAATTAGGATTATGTAATTCTAAAATTGATATGATTGAAATGAAAGACGGAAACCGAATTAATGAAATCAATCGCATATTAAAAGAGATTGAAATATTAGAAAAAGAAGAAATTTCAGCATATGACCCAATAGAACTTACTGAAGGCATAATTGCAGCAAATGAGTTAAAACTTAATGATATTGATTTTAAACTAGAAGCATTAAAAGAAAAACAAAACACTGCAGCTCTTGCTATTGAAAGTTCAAAGAGATATGAAGAAATTGAAGCAACACATAAGTTATTTGACTCTATGTATAAATCGCTTAATGCTTTTAAAGTAGAAAAAATGAGTGAACGACTAGAGCCGGTAAAAAATGAAGTAGACAAAGTTCTTAAAATATTTGGTAAAAAAGCAGAGCTGTATTTTGAACTTGTCGATGAAAACGGAAAAGACCAATTGAATTTTGGATGGATGACTGAAAAAAGTAGGATAACTAATCTATCTGACGGTGAACAAATAATAATGTCAATCGGTATAATATCAGCATTGCAAGAAATTACCGGGGTAATAAACAAAACATTAATCATTGATGAACTTCTGTCTTTAGATGCTGAAAACGTTGAAATTATTATTAACTCCAAAGAACTACAAAAAATGTTTACATATATTTTCTTCTTATCTCCTTATGAATTAACTAGTAAAATATATGAGACATTAAATTTAAAAGAATTATAATTATTAAAAACAGCCTATAAATCATAGGTTGTTTTTTTATGCACAGATATAATAAATAATGTTGAAATATAAATATATATATGCTATAGTATAAAAGAAATATAAATAAAACAAGAAAAGGAGTAATTAAATGGACTTAGAAAAATTAAAAGAAAGTATTTTAGAAGAGCTTGACGAAATCAATGATCAAAAAGAAATAATTTTAGACCGATTGGAAGAAGTAAATATTAAAATTTCAGAGAGAAACAGAAAAGCACAGGAGAGAGAATATAAAAGGAGCGTATAATTTAAAAAACAAAGTTCTTGTAATGTACGACACTACAAATAATGAACAAGTTGTAGGTACATATGGAGCGATAGAATGGTTAGCAAGAAAAAGAGGTCTTACGTTTTCTGCAGTAGCCCAAGCGATTCAAAGGAAATCACTACTTGAAGGTAGATATATTGTTGAGTGGGTAGAAATTGACTCGGAAGAAAATTGATGCGCAATAGCACGATATTGAGAGAAAAGAAGGAGATTTTAAACATGAATGTACTAAGTTTATTTGATGGAATTAGTTGTGGTCAGTTGGCATTGGAAAGAGCAGGTATTCATGTTGATAACTATTATGCCAGCGAAATTGACGAAGTAGCAATTCAAGTAACGCAACACCACTATCCAGATACCATACAAATGGGAGATATAGAGAATTGGAGAGATTGGAATATCGACTGGAAAAGCATAGATTTATTAATAGGAGGCTCTCCATGTCAGGGGTTTTCAATAGCAGGTAAAAAGTTAAATTTTGATGATAAAAGAAGCAAATTGTTTTTAGTATATCTCGACATACTGAATCACTTGAAAGGCATTAATCCTAACATAAAATTTTTACTTGAAAATGTAAGAATGACAGATGATATAGCAGATAAAATAGATGAACTAATGGGTGTTAACAGAGCTTTTATTGACAGCAGAGATTTTACGGGTCATATAAGAAAACGGTACTACTGGACGAATATAACAATCCAACCTTGGGAGCGTAAAAGCTTAGTCATTGGTGATATCATAGACGACTTACCATATGATAAAGATTTACAATTTTTCCTTGATAGAACTGAATATGCTCCAACCACCAGCTTTGATGGCATTATCACTATTAATCCAAAAGATAATAATAGAAAACAAACTTGGCAAAGAGGAAGAGTATACGACGTGGCTGGTAATTGTCCTACTATTTGTGCAAGCTTATTTGACCTAAATATCACGAAAGACAACAAAACATACAGAAAACTAACTGTTAATGAATGCGAAATGCTCCAAGGAGTTCCAAGAGGATACACATCCATCGTTAGTAAAAATAATGCTGGGAAGCTATTAGGAAATGGATGGACTGTTGATGTTGTAGCACACATTTTAAAAGGTTTAAACACACAATAGTCATAAATTGCGAAGGGAGAAATAAAAAACAATGTTAAACAAACAGCAACAATTAGCAGTAGATAGTAAGTCAATGAAAAAATTAATAATTGCTTCTGCCGGTTCAGGTAAGTCAACTACTCTTGTGCAAATAATTAAAAAAGATACTGAAAGAATAAGTCCTGAAAATATGGTAGCGATTACTTTTACAAGGAACGCAGCGAACGAGTTAAAAGAAAAAGTTCATTCCGCAGGTGTTTCTGAACTAAATGCAGAAACAATTCATGGATTTTGTCTTAAAATATTAACTAAGTATATTCATGAAATCGAATGGGAAGATAATTTTGTTTTGTTTGACCAAGATGACAGGAATGATATTCTTAAATATATTAATGAAAGTCAGCAAATATTGCCAAAGACTATGACTTTAGAAAAAGGACTTAAAGACGATAAATATAAGACTAAAATTCTGAGGGCATATTATTCTCTTATGCAAGAATATAATGAAATTGACTTGAATATGATTATTGATTTGACGGTTATGTTATTAGAGAATCAAGATGTACTGGAAGAAGTTAAGAAGCAATATAAGGCTTTTTATATTGACGAATTTCAAGATACGTATGCAGCTCAATTGACAATATTAAAAGCTATTGATCCGGAATTACTTGTTGTAATTGGAGACCCTGACCAATCTATCTATGAGTGGAATGACGCAAAGCCTGAATACATAATTAATACTCAATATATATTCCCTGGAATGGAAATGTTTAAACTAGAAATCAATTATAGAAGTACCCATCAAATTGTGAACATGGCAGAAAGTCTAATAAAAAACAATATTAAAAGAATTGATAAAACAGCTAAAGCAACACGTGACGGAGTTCCGGTTGAGTTTAATTTAGACAATGAAACATTAAAAGACCAAATCAATATTATTGCAGAAAATCTAAGTGATCCATTTAAACACAATGCTATTATTTGTCGAAAGAACGGTACAGCTCTTGCTATAGCAGACCAATTACATGACATGGGGTATCCTGTCAATCTAGTTTTATCATCTGCTGATATTATGAAAAAAGAACATATAAAATCTTTGCTATATATTTCAAAAAGTATTGTTAATAGTAATGATGATTATTCGGTAATGAAATCAATTTGTTTTCTGCACGGAAAAGCATTAAATGAAATAATGCCATATTATGAACACGCAGGTCAAACAGGAATACCACTTTCCACGCATTTAAAGGCGTCAAATAAAGACTTTTATAGTTCTATCGATAAATTGTATCAACTCAACGATAAAGTGCTTATAACAGACGCATATGAAAGCATGAAAAGTATTTTTAGTGAGTTCAATATAATTTCACGATATTCAGATCAACACAGAGAAACACGCTTATCAGAATTGGAAGAATTCCGTAAAGAAGTTAAAAAATGGAGAAACGTACAATCTTTTAAGCGATTAGATACTTCTCTAGCTGCATTTATTCGTTGGGTAATGATAAGGGATATTCAAGATACTTTAAAGAAAGACACTGACGCTATAACAATTATGACAGTACATGGATCTAAAGGGCTTGAATTTCATAAAGTATTTATTCCTAATTTCTTTCAAAAAGAGTTTCCAATGACAAGAAGTGACAATATTGAAGAAGAAAGACGATTATTATATGTTGCAATAACAAGAGCTAAAGAAGAATTGATGATTACTTCTTGCAATACAAAAAAATTATTTAACGGATTTACTCAAGCAACCGAACCATCACAATTTTTAAAGGAGATATACAAAAGTGATAATAAAAGTAAAATTAAAAGAGCTACACAGTAGTATGTTATCTATGGGATATGATCGCAAAACACTAGCAAATAAATCTGGGTTAAGCTATATAACAATTAATACGGTAATAAATAATACTTCACCAATTAGAATAAAAACAGCTAATAAAATAGCAGCGGCATTAGAAATTAAAACAAGTGATTTGTTTGATGTTGAATGACAGATAAATTAAGGAGCTGAAAGGCTTCTTTTTTTATTATTGTAGTTATGGCAACAAATCACTAAGATTAAATAAACAGATTAATTAATATATTGCAATATGACTTAATATATGTTAATATGTTTATATTAAGATAGGAGGTGTAATTGATGGAAAAATTGTACACAATAAAAGAAGTGTCAAATTTGCTAAGCATGGCAGAAATAACGCTTAGACAATGGGTTCAGCATGAAAGAATCAAGAGCGTCAAAATTGGCTCAGCAAGGCGCATACCTGAATCAGAAGTAATGAGGCTCATGAAAGGAGAGAAATAATGGATTATTTATTAAATGAAATTAAAATGACATCAAGAGAATTAGCAGAAATAACAGGAAAACAACATCAACACATTATGAGAGACATTAGAAATGAAATTGAATCACTAGGAGAACAAATAGGTCAGTCCATATTTTGACAGTCCTCATATATTAAATCTCAAACATTAGTCACTACAAAGGGAATTGATTTTATAGCTAAATTATTAAACCACGAATAAGATATTACATGTGTTTATTATAGAATTTAAGCAGAGATAATTGAAAATTATTACAAAATGTATTTTATTGGTGATTATCTTAAAAAGGAGATGAATAAATTTTGAGCAAAATAAGTATAAAAAAGAAACAAAATAATTTTACTATTTTAGACAACACAGCATTAAAAGACAAGAGGTTATCATGGAAAGCAAAAGGGTTACTTGCTTATTTACTATATCTTCCTGATGATTGGCAAGTATATATAACTGAATTGTCAAAGAATGCTTCTGACGGATTAAGTAGCACTAGATCAGCAATTGAAGAATTAATGACAAATGGGTATATAACACGTGAAGAAATAAGAATAAATGGCAAGTTTTCTTATGATTATACCATATACGAAGCGCCTTTAAGTGATTTCACCGCGTGCGATTTACCGACACGGTTTAACCGACGCGGTTTAACCGACGCGGATAATCACACACTACTAAGTACTAATGTACTAAATACTAATAAACAAAATACTAATAAAGAATATATTATTGATGATGATTTTATTAATCAAGAAAAAGAAATTAATAAATCAACAAGTATAAATATATTTAACAATGAATCATTTGAAATATTAATTGTTAATGCCTTTGTATTAAAATTAAAAGAACTATATCCAAACATTAAAGAACCTAATGTAAATTCATGGGCAAAAGAAATTGATAAAATGATTCGCATTGACAAACGTTCTGAACAAGATATTAAAGATGTTTTGAATTTTGCTACAAATGATAGTTTTTGGCAATCAAACATATTATCAACCGCAAAGCTTCGTAAACACTTTGACAGATTGTATATTCAGATGAACCAAAAAAGAGGTGTAGGAAAGGTAGCTGATTTTTAATGGTTGAGAATGAAAAGGCCATATTCAAAGCATATATTCTTAAATTAATAACTTTTTATCCAACATGGAAGATAGATATTAACAATAGTATAGTCATGAAAACGTGGTTTGATATGTTTGAGGACATTACAGGAAAAGAATTTGCAGAAGCAGTGGACAATCACATAAAAAAAGAAATATACAATCCAACAGTAGCAAGCATACTAAAGTATGTAAAAAAAGAAGAAGTTCTTAAATTGCCACTTAGAAGAGTAGAGGAAAGGTTATGAATGCTCTTAGGAACTTAAAGGCAATGCCTTACTCCCCTATTAGTGTGGGAGATACAAAATTTATTCCAACAGGTATAAATGCTTCGGATAATATAACAAATGATTTGATGTCAAGAAATTTAACTGTAATAACCGGGCAAACAGAAGAAGGAAAGTCACTAATAATACACAGAATAGCTTTGAATGCAATTGACAAAGGATATAGAGTTTTAATTGTTGATGGAGAGCATAACCAAGATTTTTTGATCAACAAACTATATCAAATGGTTATTGGTGGAAACCCTGATTATTACGAATTTCAAAAATTTAATAAACACAGTATAAAAGAACCAAAAAAACATATTTTAGAAATGATAGAAGCTTGGCACGGAGATAAACTATGGTTGTTAAGCAAAAAGTTATTAAGTGATAATATTAAAAAGAATTACAAAACAATGCTTGAGTATGTAACAAAAATTGTAAGAGCAAATAATATTGATTTAGTTATATATGACAATATGATGTCTCTTGTAAGTACTTCAGCAGCTGAAAAGAACGAGGCACAATCCGAGTTCATAAAATCTGTAATTGATATGAACGAAGCATATAATGCTCATAGTATTGTTGTGACGCATATCAGAAAAGGACAGTATGAAAGAGGTGAAGATGTAAGTATTTATAATATTAATGGATCTTCGGACATACCAGGACTAGCAGATGTTATTTTTGTAGTAAGAAGAAATTTTAAAAAAGAATCTATTGAAGATCCTGATGGTTGGTTAAGCATAAGAAAATCTAGGAATAACAGTATTCATAAAGACATACCACTTGGATTTGATAAAGAGACCGGAAGTTTGTGTGAAATAAAAAATGGAGAAATAATTGTTAAGAGTTATGGATGGAAGAAAGAAGGTGAGCAAGTAAAGTGGACGTTAATACAGGACAAAGAGCCATTTTAAACGAAGTTGTACAAGGGGCCATTTATAATCCTGAAACATATTCAGGATTGTACGCAATTGCATTGGAAGAAAACGAACCAAGTGCAATGATTTCTGCATTAAAAGAGCAGTATATAAAAATAAGTACACCTAAACTATTAGATCTTCTTGAAATAATTGTTTTTTACTATCAATTTGCAACTGACGAACTATTAAAAAAATGGATAGACTTAACAAAAAGGTTTATTTTGGGCTTAGAAGATAAACCAGAGAAAAAAAAAGAGTTTGTTGCGTATTGGAAAAAAAGAACAGAAGAAGAATTAAGCCTTATTGGTGGTTATAGGACTCTTGATAGAGCTGCATTTGCGGTTGTGTGTATACAAGTAACTGATTATGTTAATGGATCATAGTAGAAAGAAGAAAGGAAAAACAATGGGAATAATAAAAATAAGTGATAATTATGCAATAGAAACAGGAGATAGATTAAATCTATGGCTATTAAAATTAGAGCTTCAACCGGACCTTGACACAAATGGAAAGATAATCAAAGTACCAAAAATTGAAAATGGAAACACTGTCAAAAACAAAACTGGTCAAGAAGTGATGATAAACAGCTATGTACAGCAGCGTCACGAATGGAATCGGATTGGATCATACGGAAATAGTTTTTCATCTTTGGTAAAAAGGTTGATACAACAAGAGATTAATTCTGTTGACGTTGAAACTATTAAAGAATTAGATGTATATATTCGAGGGCATATTGTATCTTTGAATTATGATAAAATGATTCGAAAAATTCAAGATGATATACAAATGCTTGAAAATAAAAACAAAGAACTAGTAAAGATTAATGAAAAACTTAATAACCAGCTGACAAAATACAAATTAAGGGGTGATATATGAGCAATGAAACAAAATTAAAACTTTTAGATGTATTCTTGGAAGCAATAGAAGACAAAGAATCATTAACTGTGCTCAACAAAGAAATAGGAGAACAATGTAGCAAGGCACAATTAAGAATTGACCAATTAAATTCTGCAATTGTAAACGTAAAAGAATTTCAAAAAAAAGTTAGCCAAAAAATTGAAAAAATCGAAGGAGAAATAAAATGAGTAAATTAATAGGAGCAAAAGTAATAATAAGAGGCGACAGAAGCGGTGTGTTTTTTGGGATATTGGAAAGTAAGGAAGGTAGAGAAGTTACTTTAACAAATTGTCGTAGACTCTGGCGTTGGGATGGTGCTAACTCAATTAGTGAACTTGCAAAATCAGGAACAAAAAAGGCAGAGGGATGTAAATTTACAGTAGTAGTTGACGAACTGGTAATATTAGACGCTATTGAAATTATTGCTTGTACAAATGAAGCGGTAAAGGCAATAGAAAGTGTGAAAGCATGGATGTATTAGAATTCGTAAAAGTAAGCGATGGCTCTGGCGATGGCTCTGGCTCTGGCGATGGCTCTGGCTCTGGCTCTGGCGATGGCTCTGGCTCTGGCTTTGGCTATGGCTCTGGCTATGGCTCTGGCTATGGCTATGGCTATGGCTATGGCGATGGCTCTGGCTATGGCTATGGCTCTGGCTCTGGCTATGGCTCTGGCGATGGCGATGGCGATGG